ATGGTTGCTAAACTGATGGGTAAAGAGTTGAACTACGAGTTCATAGATGTTCACTCAGTTCGCCCAGGACACGACCCACGATATGGTCTACATGGGTCTAAACTAAAAGGTATTGGGTATGATTATCCAGTGCCATTTGAGGATAGCTTACGCACAACTATTAAATGGATGATTCGTCCTGAAAATAGGAAGTTTATAGAGGCTCTATAATGCGAGAGGAGTTATCTAAACTCTACTTAAGTGGGAACGGCATAGAGATAGGTGCACTATGCCACCCTCTTAAAGTAAATGGTGCGGTAACATATGTTGATAGAATGGTCAATGAAGACCTCTTAAAACAATACCCAGACCTACCAGTAGAGCAGATGGCTCCTGTCAATATAGTTGATAACGGCGAAACGCTTGAAAAGTTTGAACCCAATAGTCAGGACTTTGTTATCGCTAATCACTTCCTAGAGCATTGTAAGAACCCTATCGGCACGTTAGAGAATTGGCTAAGAGTTTTAAAAAGAGGCGGTAAGATATTCTGTGCTTTACCCGATAAAGAAAAGAGTTTTGACGCTCACAGGAAACTTACAACCATAGAACATATCGTACAGGACTCAGAGGGTCCTACGGAAGACTGGGACCACTTCCTAGACTTTGCTCACGGCGACGAGGCACAAGCACAGCACTTAAAAGATATTAACTATTCTATTCATTATCACGTATGGGATAGCCAGACTATATTAGAACTATTAGTTAATATACAGGCTTGGTTTGATGTTACAATACGAGCTTTTATACATACAGACGAAAGGGACGAGTTTATATTCGTCATAGAAAAGAAATGAAGATAAACATCGTAGGTGCAGGTTTAGCTGGTTGTGTTCTCGCAACACTACTAGAGAGTAAACACGAAGTTACTTTATATGAGAAAGATAGAATCGGTGGCCTTTGTATTGACAATGACTACTATCAAGAGTTCGTTCACGTCTTCCATACTGATGATGACGAGGTATTTAATCTAGTGAATAACTTTACTACTATTCGTCCACACAAGACACTAATCAAGTCCTACGTTAATGGCGAGCTAAAACCTTGGCCAGCAACTAAGATGACAGACAAAGTGATTAGAGAGCAGATAGAGGGATACTCTAAGAAACAATGGCTCAAGGAAACACCAAAAGAGGCATTTCAGCGTATTCATACTTCAGATGATGGCTATCACTTCCACGAAAAATATGAGGGTATACCAGACTTTCAGAGATTATTCAAGAACTTAACCAAGTTTACACCAGTCGTGAAGGCAGATGTTAGGCATCGCGACTTAGACGGAGTTACGATTTTAACAGGTGCGATAGACGAATACTTTAACTATATTTACGGCGAACTACCATATAGGGGTATGCAAGCTGTTTATTACGAGAGTGAGATTGGACTAGACGGCGATTATATAGCGTTCTCAGACGAGAAAGTTCCATTTCAGAGAATAGTAGACTACTCACGATTAGGCTATAAAGATAGGTGGTTAGCCATAGAAAGTGCCACTAATAAAGCAAAACACTACCCAATCAGAGATGATAAAAGCGAAGAGATATATAATCGCTACAAGAAACTTGCCGAATCAAAAGGTATTTACTTATGTGGAAGATTAGCAACTTATCACTATTTAGATATGGACGAGGTTATTAGACAAGCAATAGATACAGCTAGAAAGGTTAAGGGCGATTATGAAAAAAGCCATATTCGTACTACAACATAACGAATCTTACTACCTACCTATGTGGGTTAAGTATTACTCGCAGTTCTTTGCACCAGAAGATATTTATATTCTTGCTCATAACTGTACTAATAAGAACGCCGAGCAATTAGACGAGTACGAAAAACAGGGCTATCAAGTTAAGCGCCTCACCACAGAAGAGATATTTGACCACGACTGGTTGCTTGATACAATACACACTTTTCAGCGAGAACTACTAGAGAGATATGACTATGTAGTCTTTACGGACTGTGATGAGTTCTTATGTCCTACCGATTGCACGTTAGGTGAGTTTATTGATAATGCCACAGAACCAGCGTATAGATCCCTGGGGCACGACGTTATAGAAGATAAAATGTATCTATCTGGTGGGTTTAATAAGACTTTAATTAGTCGCATACCGTTAATATGGTCACACGGCTACCATACAGCACAACCCGACCTACCAGTAACACCTAATCTGCACTTATATCACTTGAAAAAATTAAATTATCAAGAATTATGGGAACGCAACCAACGCCTCATTAAAGAAACGTGGAACCAATATGCCGTTGATGCACAACTTAGCGCACAAAACCGTATGGCTGATGAACAAGCCTTCAAGAATATGTTTTATACCACAGGCACCTTGACAGAACAATCAGAAACACTCAAGCACTTATTAGACTATATTACTAAATGATTATAAAATAAGATTATGAATGACGACTTTATACAGATGCAAGAAAAGTGGTCTAAAGACAATAATTTGCGTTTAATAGACCTTGGGGGAGCAATTAACGCACCAGAAGGCTATGAGAGCTACGATAGACATCAAGCTGATATAATAGGCGACTTAAACGAAATGTGGGCCTTAGAAGACAGCTCAGTAGGTCTTTTACGAGCACACGACATAATTGAGCATTTAAAGGACCCAATTCACACTATGAACGAAGCGTATAGGGTTTTAGCACACGGCGGAGTGTTTGATATACTTGTTCCTTCAACTGACGGACAGGGCGCTTGGTGCGACCCTACCCACATAAGCTTTTGGAATAAGAGAAGTTTCAGATATTACACAGAAAAGGGTATGCGAGCTTACATAGAACCAGAGTGCAGTTGTAAGTTTCAGATTGTCAAGTTAGAGAATATAATGATGTGGGAAGGAATACCATACGTTCAGGCACAACTTATAGCGATTAAAGATGGTATGAGATACCACGGCGAACTGAAGTTCTAATTTGCTATAACCACCAAAAGTATTTTATGATATATATATGAGCTATAATCTATCAACAGTTAGAACACGAATTGAGCAGAAACTTGATGATACCAGTTTCGGCACAGCAAAGTTAAATCAGTTTATTAACGATGGACAACGCTACATTTTAGGTAGTCGTAGGTTTGTATTTATGGAACGAGAGGCAGACCTTACCACGACAGATGGTTCTGAGGCTGTAACAGGCACACCAACAGATATGGCAGTTCCACTATCTCTACGTATCTACACGCCAGTCGGTAACGCTATTGAATTAGAATACATAGAATACGAGGACTTTGATAGGTCAGTTCCTAACTCTACTAACACGGGCGAAACAGCCCCAGGTGCTTGGCGAGTATTTAATAAGACTATCTATGTTTATCCAATCGCAGACGCTACATATAACCTTAAACTGAAATACCTAAAAGAGCCTACTGAACTTACAACTGATGCAAGTGTCCCTGAAATACCAGAGGCATTTAGCGAACTACTTGTTCTAGCAGGTTATAAGAGAGCCCTAGAACACAACGACGACTTTGACCAAGCCCAGATTATACAGCAACAAATAGACGAACTTATGGAATTGATGGACGAACGATATAAACGACAATCGGGAAGACCACATATTTTACGCACACCTAACCATATAAGACGAACAAGGAGTTTCTAAAATGGCAGTTTCGGGACGATTCGGTCCAAGACGCACCTACATTAAGACAGGTGGCAGTGGTCTGAAAGAGGACGACTTTTATGTATTAGGTGGTCTTAATCTTTACGCCCCAGATGAACTGTCTAATAAGAACGACAGCCCATATGCTAGGAACTTCCGTGTATTTAAGGAAGATAACGCTGAATCAAGGGTAACTATCTCTAAAAGGGACGGACATAGTTTCTATACAGTACCAGTTGGCGAAACAGACAGGGGCAGTATTACAGATACCACTGACGCTAGCGACCATACGATTACAACTATTAACTGGGTAGCACAGCCTTTTACGGTTAGTGCCGCAGGACGCTTAACTAAAGTTACAGTCAATATCAAGAACGACAACTCAGGCACAGCGCCACTTATTGTAAAGATTTACTCTAATGTAGACGACGCCCCAGGTGCTTTACTTGCTACGAGTTCAATACTGCCAAGCGTTATGGGTTCAACCTACGCCTATGAAGAGTGTCGGTTTATAGAAGCACCAGTAGTCGCAACCTCTACTACTTACTGGATTGTCTTAGGGCAACAGAGTGAGGCAACAGGCGATTACAAAGCTTCTACTAATACGTCAGCAACCACGGCTTTAGCATCAGTGGACGCTGGTAATAACTGGTCAGCCACAACTTACGCACTTAACTATCACGTCTTTGTATCAACTGATACGGCTATTAAACCAGGCTCAATTTATAGGTATTACCGAACAACTGCCGCTCCAGTGACGCTATTCGTATCAGGTACAGTTCTTTACTCGGTCAATGATACCACAGGTGCCGTTACATCGGTCGGCACAGGACTTAATACTAACGCCACAGATTACAAGTTCGTTACAGTAGAAGATGTTGTCTATTTTGTCAATGGATTAGACTCTCCACAAAAGTTTGACGGAACTACTATGTCGGCTGTCGGCGGCAACCCAGGTAGAACTGGCACTCTCGGAGAACCTATTGATATTGCCCTACATAAGGACCTTATCTTTATACTATATTCGACGAACGCTGTTATATGGTCAATTGAGGATAATTCAAGTTATGAGGTATTCGAAACAGACGCTATAAAGTACATACCAAGTCCAAAGTCGGGCGATAAAGCCCTTAGAATGATACCGTTCCAAGATAACCTCGTATTCTTCACCAAGAACACCAAATATGTTTTGTACGGATATGAATTAGCTAATATGCAGTTAAGAGAAAGCACATCAATCAAGGGTGCTGTCGGTCCTAATGCTGTCTGGCGAGATGAGAGCTTTATCTACTTTGTATCAGATGACTCAGATGTTTATGCCTTTAATGGTGGCACAGATAAGAGTCTAGGTATTAAGATTACTCGTGAACTAGAGAACGCTGCTGACCTAGCCGATACTTATGTCATAGTCCACGACGGCAAGTTAAGAGTTTACTACGCTACTACGGGACAATCGGCACTTAATAACTGTCTAGTCTATGACCTATCTTACGAACAATGGATGCTAGATACCGAGATTTACTGTGGTGTACCAGCTGTCTTTAACTCGCAAACAGATAACCAAGTCTTAGTT